TACTGGTACTTGTCGGCGCTACGGTTGACGTACTGGTACTTGTCGGCGCTACGGTTGACGTACTGGTACTTGTCGGCGCTACGGTTGACGTACTGGTACTTGTCGGCGCTACGGTTGACGTACTGGTTGTAGTCGGGATTCCTTTTGGAGCCGGTGTCGTTGTCGGGGCAACGGTACTTGTACTCGTTGTAGTCGGGATTCCTTTTGGAGCCGGTGTCGTTGTAGTTGTAGGATCTGCGGTTGTTGTGGTTCCATCGTCGCATCCGTCAATAACCGGCACATCCTGCGGATATCGTGGCCCGGTCAATACTGCGTAGATCGAATAATTAACCGGTTGATTGTTTACAGATTCGATATGTACCCGACAATAAGCATTGTTTTGAGCGCCATTTACAATTGTTATTCCTATTTCTCTCGGCTGTACTATGATTTCGTACATATCATTTACGTTTTGTGAAGTAACAAAAGATTGTGAAGAATCACAACTATTAATAGCGCCCCACAAATCACTTCCACCGATATTGCGCCTGTATTTAAAAGGCGCTTTAGCGCTATGCGATGGAATAGAATCATCACAAGCATCCACTGTTATTTCTGCCGTTCCCAAAGCACCTGCTCCCTTTTGAATAATAAAAGAGCACGCGTCATAAAATCCGACATTAACAGGCACGCTATTTTGATTCATTTCCCTTAAGTGCGGAACTAAAGCCGACGTAACGTCGGCTATTTGGGTATATACAGACATAATACAAATCCTATCGGTTAAATATTATGCAGCAGTAATGTATGCACCTTCATCAATAGGAATGTAGAATATCGACCATTTTATACTTCCAGTGTTGGTCGCACTGGTATGTATTTGTATTACTCCCTCGGGAACATACAAACATCTTAGCATACCCGACAAGGCCCCTGCGTTCGGTGCAAGCACTGCGTCACTGCCCAGACCGGTAAGCCCGATAAACCCACCGGCTTCAAGCGCCTGTATGTTTACATTTGCGCCTATATCAACCGCCGTCCCTACCGTAGGTACAGATGTAATGTGTAAATTACATGCCTGGTTTTGTATAATCGTTGTTACCTCGCCGATTATTTGCGTAATAGCAACAACACCTCCGGCTACCGTAAAAACAGAACCAGTAGTAGATGCCGGAGGGGTTGCCGTCGCGCGGTCTACCCTCAAACCAAGATTAGTAGTCCTAATCCCCTTTACATCTTGCATATAAGACATAGTTAATCTCCTTTAGAAATGGGGCATTTCTGCCCCCAATTTATATTACTGTTACGCGATGCCGGTTATAGGTACATTCTGAGGATAACGCGGCGTACCAAGTACGGCAAGTATCCCATAGTCAACCGCTGTCGCATCAACTTGCGCCACACTGACACGGCAAAAACGATTCCCGTATGTCGAGTTCACAGCCACCGCCCCAATTTCAGCGGGGTCGACTATGATTTCATACATGTCATTTGCATTCGCCGTGGTTACGAAAGATTGAGACGCTGTACGCGCAGTAATAGCACCCCAGGTATCAGTGCCACCGATATTTCGTCGATATTTAAACGGCGCTTTAGCTGTGTTCGACGGTGTCGTATTGTCGCACGCGTCAACCGTTATAGTTGCTGTTCCGACTCCGCCGGCTCCTTTTTGTATAATAAAAGAGCACGATTGATAATTTGTTAGATTTACAATGTCGGAATTCGTATTCATCGCCCTGCTCAGTGGAACCAGAGCGCTTAAAACATGTACTCTCTCAGTTAAAACATCCATATTATTCTCCTTATGTAATTGCTATTTTTACCTTGCCGCCAGTGTTACGAACGGCGATAATGTGTTGACGCTTCCGCTTGCCGGAGTAAGCGGACTATTCCACATCGGTTGGCCGTTGATTCTCATGACAAAACGATACACGGTTTCATCATAGATGAATCTTACGTGAATGCTTTGCTGTGCATCGATTCCGCCCTTATCGATCAGTAGGTATTGCGACAAGTCGACAAGCATGATATCTCCAACATTGCCAAGCGCGCTTGCCTGCTCAATGGGAATAACCGGACGGCCCTTGAGCGTTGCGTATGGTGCGCCAGCAACACCATTAGCCGGAAGGTAAACAGGTACACCGCCTGTACCGACTGATAATGCCATGGTATCAAGCTCGGTTTCGCATTCTTGATTAATCAACCATAATGCGTTCTGTCTCGATTTGCCATACATCCGGGCCCACATCTTGCTAATGTTCTCGAAAACGATTGTGTCGACAAGCTGCCCCGCTTCTGCCGCAACAGTAACTAGCGCCGGACTATTAAGTATACCGAGGGGCTGTCCAGCCCCACCGCCGCGAACTATCGCGTCGTCGATCAAATATGAAAACTCTTCAGGGAATGCCTGCATGATAAGGCTCTCAAGGCTCGTTGCATCCTGAATCAACTCATCTGTTGCATAGCAAAGAGCCGCCAATTTCTGGAGAACCATTTGAATCTGACGAAGTTTCGGTTTCGAAGCAAGTTTTTCTCCTGCTTCTGCAAGCCAGTATCCCACCACACCTCCCCAGCGTGAACCGGAGACCCTTGAAGTCTCATCGATTGCGTTCATAGTGATCCCATTGAATCCGTTCCCTACAGGGAGCTTTCTGCACTTTGGTGCAAGTATTGCAGCGTCGTAAGTCTTTTTGAAAAGCTCGGTACTGTGCTCCTGTTGAACTAGGTACCCTCCTTCGCTCGGTGTTCCTTCATTCATTCCGGATGCAGCACGAAGTTCGAGCCCTCTAAAACCTGATTGGTCGCGGATACTAAATCCTGTACGCGATGCAATTGCCTGCGCAAATTGACCTAGTGAAAATTTTCTTTCTGCAGGAGGAGCGCAGTACGACGTGTCCATATTTGGCGATGCCGCAATTTTCGCCTGCATCGTTTGTTCTCGTTTGATCTCCGCCTCCATTTCGTCAGTCTGGACGTTTAATTTCGTCCATTGATCAGCCTCTTCCGTAGTCATTTTTTTACTTTCGCGCTTTTCTGCTACTTCACAAATGCGCTTCATCTCTTCCAATACTTTTTGTCGCTCACCTATCATGAGGGGAATATTCCTCATACCGATACTCCTTCTGTGAATATTTTTGTTTTCGTTTTTATAACTTCTAATCTATGTTTAATAATGCTTTCGCATTCTATTTTTTCTTTTGTATAATCATCGTATTCTTCATCAACAGACCTTGCCATAACTTTTGTTTGCGGATATGCCGGAAAAGTGCAAGGCGAAATTTCCAAAAGCTCAGCTCCGGTTATAGTCCTGATAACGTTTTTAGGATCATTTTCGTCCCATTCCGTTTTGTTTGGGATCATACCAAATGACATTCCCCGCACATCTTTTCTTTGAATAGAGACAACAGCATCTCTTCCCCATGTAGTTTCTGGAATGTCAATCTCGAATCCAAGACCAATATCATCAGGTTTTAATCTCAATGTTCCATTTGACAACCTGCCCAACGGCTTGCTTCTTTCGTGATTCCACAATGCAGCGACGTCGTCTTTTTTATTCAGTGTTTCATCAAACGTTCCTTTTCTTATTTTTTCTCTGATACCATATATAGGTACAGATTTCTTTTCCCACAATACAGCATAACCAGAAAGCATTTTTTTCCCGTCAACTTCTCTCAATTCTATCTTGCTATCATCGTCGATATCAAAATCAACAATTGAATTTTTATTCATCCTCTTCCTCGCTATCTCCAACAGGTTCTTTTGTTGTCGATTCTCCTTCTGCCTTTTCAGTATCTTCCACTTCTTTCGGCGGATCTTCGACGGCTTGCATATTTAATTGCACGTAATGCTTTGATCCCTTTCCGTCCGGTAGTGGATTCTCGTTTTCTTTTTCGCGCAATTCGTCAATACTCCACATTCCAAGCATCGACCCGATTTGATACGCCTGATATCTCTCAAGCGTGCGCCCGCGCATAAGCGCGTCAAGATTGTACTCGGCGAAATATTCGTCGTCACCATTAAAAATCTTTTTCTTGATTTCTTGTTCGTCTTGAACCAGGTACGGACGCATGGTATACGTAATCATGCCAAGGTTCATCTCTTCAATCCCGGTACCAAAGGAAGTGCTTTTTTCAGTCTCCTGGACCATAAAAGCAGGTACAGAATAGATGCGACAAATATCGTAAATTGAGAATCGTCTCGACTCTAAATATTGCGCATCTTCCGGAGGTAATCCCACGCGTTCAAATTTCATTCCTTCTTCAAGAAGCATCAAGCGGTGAGAATTGCTTAGTCCCTCATATTGCTTTTTAAACTTATCCCTGATAGATTCTTCAGACTGCTCGCGCAATCTTCCTGGATGTAAGAGTATTCCGCTCGGATTCGTCCCTTGTCCGAATGTTTTTGCCCCGAATTCATTCATTGCCATCGACAATCCGATTGTCTCACGATGCACACCAATGGGAGATAGCCAATTATCCGCGCTTGTTTGCAGCGACGGGAGAACGTACACCTGGTAACTCGGCAAAATTCTTGTGATGCCCGGAGATACTTTTATTTCATACCACAAAGATTTGTCAGTTTTTCGTATAGGCGTTGCGGTCCATGGTGGTATCGGCCATAGTGCGTATGGTTCTCCGGCTCTGATTTCTATTTCCGCCAGTCCGGCGCCCCACAAGTTTTGCCAAACCGAAATAAGAGACCTGAAAGCGAACGATGTTTGTTCCGGATTCGGACTGTCGTGAAGCAGCTTGTATTTTGGATTGTTATAAGCGCGCTCTTTGCCCTTGGGGAGTCTCCGATAGGTTATAAGCGGCAGCGACGCCTTGGTCCAGGCGAGCACGCGTATACATGCCCAAACGGCGGTCAAACTAAGCGCGGTATTTTCCGAAACCGATGCCCCGGACTTAGTGGGATTAGCCGACATATCGACAAAAGACCATGGCGATTCGCCTCTTAACCCGAATGTATCCCTTTTTTCCCAAAGCAAATCAGCAAAAAATCCCAAATTTTACCCCTTCGGTCGGCTCATATAGATCAAAGTTAATCCTAAAAACATGTAAGTTATTGGTTCATATATGATATACGTGCCATATCCAACACTCAAAATGCCTGCCAAAAGAACAATATCGCGCAAAACAGACCTGATTTTCGCCATAAAAATGACTTCTCCCTACCTACAATATACTATATAACTGTCGGAAAATCTTACAATGTGTAAAAAAAATCGACAGTTGTAAAGTTTTTCGACAGTTTTGTGTATATTATAGATATGACATTGACCGATGAACTACTTAAATACTGTGATAACTGCATATCAGACAAGATCTTATCGTGCAAGAAACACAAATGGGCGTGCCAACGGTTCAAAAATGACATAGAAGAATCAAAAGACAAAAATTCTCAATACATTTTCGTTGAGAAATGGGCAGAGGAATTTTTGAAGTTTATGCGATTGTTTAAACACACCAAGGGGCCATTAGCTGGAGAACCTAAAGTTCCCGACATTTACGAAAAATTTTTTTATGGACAACTATACGGATGGAAGGAAAGAGAAGATAGAAAAAGAAGATTTAGAACGGCATATCTACAGGTAGGGCGTAAAAATGCCAAGTCTCAAGACCTTGCTATTGTAGGCATTTACGAAGAAAGCCTTTTCGGTGAGCAGTGTTCCGAAGTATATGTAGCCGCCACAAAGAAAGAACAAACAAAATACGTATGGGGAGAAGCTGATTTAATAATTAGGCAATGCGATCTTTTGAAAAATAGATTTAAAACGTCTTACGGCGTAATAAAATACCCTAAAACAGATTCTATATTTGCTCGACTCACGGAAGAAGATAAAAAAAAAGGTGACGGCGGTAATCCGCAGTGCGGAATAATCGATGAATACCACGCGCACCCGACAGATGAATACTACAATATTCTATCATCGGGAATGAAAACCAGAAAAAACCCTTTGTTGATTATGATAACAACGGCAGGATTCGATCTTACGCACCCGTGCTATAAAGATGAATACCAATATGTTACAAAGATTCTTGATCCTGATAATCCAATAGAAAACGATAGATACCTGATTGATATTTACGAACTGGACAAAGACAACGAAGGCAATCTAATCGACGATGTTAAAGACGAAAAGGTATGGGCAAAATCTAATCCAATACTGGTAAAAACGAAAGAGGGAATCGATTCTATACGGGCAGAATTGAAAATAGCCATCGATAAACCTGAGAAAATGAGGGATTTTCTCACCAAAACTATGAACGTTTGGGTATCGATGCGCGAAGCAGGGTACATGGATCTGGCAAAATGGACGTTCTGTGAGGGTAAACTCCCTGATTTTAGAGGTAAATCTTGCTATGTTGGAGTCGATTTATCGGCTAAAATCGACCTTACAAGCGTAACTTTCGAGTTCCCGATCGACGATTTGTACTATGTTTTATCTCATTCCTGGATGCCAGAGACAACGATGCGTGCGAAAACCAATACCGACAACGTACCGTATCAGCTATGGATGCAGCAGGGATGGATAACAACCACGCCAGGAGACGTGATAGACTACCGGATTATAGAGCAATATATCATCGATACACAAAAAAAACTAGGGGGCCTTATAGAGGAGGTGTGCCTTGACCCATGGGGCACGCAACAGATTAGTAACTCGTTGACTGAAAAAGGCTTAATCTGTGTTGAGATTGTCCAGGGTGTCAAGACACTATCTGAGCCAACAAAAGATTTCAGGGAAATGGTTTACTCCAAGCGAGTCATTCATGATGGGAATCCCGTCTTGACTTGGGCAATGGGGAACGCCGTTGTCGATGAAGTAGATCGGAATAAAAACATCATACTAACCAAAAAGAAGAGTAAAGAGCGCATCGACCCTGTTGCGGCAACGATAAACGCCCATGTTCGTGCCATGATTTCAGAAACCACTGGAACCGGAAGAGTTATTTTTATTTAAATCCCGAATATCCACCGAAAAACAACCATTATAATCCCCGCTGTAAACCAGTTTATCTGCGCGGTCTGTATATCGTTTTTAGCAAACAACCTGCAAACAATGCTTATGCCCTGGCTACAAGCGATATACACCCCAATAATCTGGATGATTCCTACTATCAACGCATCCATATTAATTTTTACTCCTATCCATGCTGTACGCTTTCAACAAGTCGGACAATGCCGATTTTAATTCTTTACCTTTCCCGTGCCTAAGTATTCCGTATAATTTTTTACCAAATTTTTTTTCGGTATTTTTAACGGACGTGTTGCTTGGCTTTCATTATACGTTCTCGAATCCCATTTTCTTCAATGGATCTTCTTCGACTTTTTTATTGTTTTGCTTGATGATGTTTCTCGCCTTAGTCAGTGGCGTCAAGTACAGATGCCCCTCCATTTGTAGAAGCATCTCAGCCTTTTTGTTGATGTTAGTCTCCAGGTTTATTGTAGTCGCTTTTAAAAACTCCTTCCGTATATCTCCTTTCATTTCTTTTTTGATCTCATTACGCAGCTCTTGAAGGGTATTGTACTCATCGTAAGTTAAGCAATACCTTTCGATTACGCCGGTATCGCCTGTGCTTACCAAATCAAAACCGGCCTCTTTAGCCTCTTTGAACAATTGAATTAACCACAACCATTTTTCTTCGGCAAACTTTTTGCCCTTTAAAGACCGTGGCATTCTAAAATCATCATCGCCGATTTTAATTTTTGCCGCTTGCCGCTCCTTAATCTGCTTTTTAGTAAGCCGATTCGGATTGCCTTCTAAGATCTTAAATTCGATTGGGATACTATTTCTGCCCGACATCTTTACCCTTTTCCGTCAAATTTGTCGCAATATAAATCCCCAAATTTTCTTATGTGCATGAAATGAATAGATTGCTTGTTAACACATATACCAATGTTAAAAGAATCAGTAAAATCAAAATACCCGCATCCTCTGCAAGTTTCGATTTCTTCATACTCAATATCCATATTAACCTGCTCTTTTTTTGTTTGTTGGTTGTAACTTGTCAAGATACTCATTAAAATATTCCGCGTGATTGTCAATCAACACATCTTCATAATTATCACACACATCTCTTGACCGCTTTAGTTGCAACCATACGTATGTAGCGAATGCGGTTAATGCGCAAAAAATTATCATGAGAACTACTCCAAGCACAATTATCATTGTTGCCATACTAATCTTTTCCTTTTAAATAGGGACACGTTAAATTACAACCTTCATCAGCTATGTGCAAAGACCACGCCGACATATCTATCAAACCTCTGGAAATTGTATAATACCTTAAATTATACCGACACTCACCCGGACGTGCATTACAAACCATTCCATCATTACGAGTACCATGATAGCTCGGTGTTGTATTCCCAGATGCGAATAACAGTGTAGAATATTCTAATGAATCCATTTGGTGTCACTCCTTATCGAAATCATCATCCGGCGGTAATGTTGTTGTTCCGATAGATTCAACGGGTTTTGTATCTTCAAATGTTTCAGATTCTGGTACGATCTTTTCAATTCGATACCGAATATCGTTTTTTGTGTCTGACACTATTGAACTGCCGACTCGAACATACCACTTTCTTTTGCCACTGATATGATCAACATATTTTTTCGCCGTACTTGTTTTAGTAAAGTACTTCACCCAATTGTTAGATACAAAATCCATTCTAATATTTTCACAAAACAATATGTGCATAATCTACAAACTTTTTGGAATTTCATTAAAAATAAATGGCGCATCGTCATTGCCGGCCATGTTAAATTGATTGTTCATAAGCTGATACGTGTACGTCAATCCGCATTCACACGTAACCCGTCCCGACTCCTTGGGCATTTCAAACGCAAGGGCAAAACACTTTGGACATCTTACGTCAGATCTTTTGAGAATCTTGTATGTAGCCATGTCAACTCCTTATATAAAAAGGGCTTAACCCGGAGTCTCGACATGGTAAGTTCTCCGGGTATTGGTTGTTTAAGCCCTGTGATTTTTAGTCGATTATCCATGTCATGATTATAATATAATACAAAATTATTCTACGTGTTGTTTTTTTTGTTTTCTTTCCCACCTTGGTAACTCAACTAAATCTGGATCGCTCAGAATACCCACAACATACCACTCTTCCCCATGCTTATACATCGCGAGCAGACATTCATCCGACACAAGAAACCCACAAAAATCACCGGTACAAAACCTCTTAACAAAAGGAATGTTTATTAGTTCTTCTGTTGTTGAAAACTCGACAACAACATCTTCAAATCCGTCACAAAATGCAGGGCGATATTGTTTTATTGTCGGCATGCTTATTAGTCCTATTCTCTGTGTTGTTTTTTCTCAAGCGAGTCAATTATCGATCTTATACCGATTATCTCTTTGGCTATATCATTCAAATTTTCATTTTGTTTGTTGACACGTTTATACAATTCATTTATGCTACTTATCAACACTTCGAATGTTTTCCAAAAATAATCGACACCAGCTTTTAAATCATCAAGATCTGCCATATTTCCCGCCCTTAGTTGATCGTTTCTACTATTTGCATTGTCCATAGTTTCTCGAAACCACCATAAAACGAATTTCGCACGTACAAACT